GTTTGACTTTAATTCTTCAGAACGCCTATGTTCAATATCTAATCGTTTTTTTTCTGTATCTAATTGAATTTCAGCCATTGTTTTTTCAAACTCAGCCATGTTTTTCATAGCATCTTTGGCATAAATTTCAGCAACATTTAATTTGCCAATTTCTTTTAAATACTCTAATTTTTTACGCAACGCAACCAATTCGGGGCGTTCACCGCCTGCCCCGCCCTCGGCTTTTGCGGTAACAGTTACGGGTTCAGATATAGGTTCACCGTTTTCATCTTTATCCATGTAGGCAAATAAAGCTGTCAACGCACCTGCACCCGCCAAACCTGCAATAGTTGTTAAACCGCCTGACATAACGGCTGATGCAACAGCACCCGCCCTTAATGCCATAACTAGCTTACCAACAGCGATTGCAACTGTTGTGATACCTGTGACAACGGCATAAGAACCAATACCAACTAATGCTAATTTTAATTTATCAACACTAACAACAAAATTGCCTGCAAAAGGTTTTGCCAAGTCAGCAAACGCAATTTTTAGGTTATCCATTGTTGTTTTTAGTTGGTCAGAAACTTCACCAAATCGTTTCAACCCATCCTCATATTTGCGGAATTCCTCAAGTGACATTCCTAATTTTTCAGCAACTTCTTTAGGGTCAACGCCAATACCGCCTTTACCTAACAAATCTTTTGTTAACTTAATACGCTTGTACGCATCATCAATATTGCCCAACGCCTGAAACACACGGTTTAATGCCTGTTCAGGTGACATTCTGCGTAATTCGTCAAACGAAATACCTAACTGTTGAAACTTAGAAATAGTTGATTCGTTGCCCTCTTTAGCTTCTTCAATGGTCGCAAACAATTTACCCATAATCTTTTGGGCATCTTCGGCTGATTTACCTGAAGTTTGTAGGGCATCACGGAATTGCAAAACTTTGGCAACTGAAATACCAAAGGCATTGGCTGTGTCTTTTATCTCACCTGAAAATGCAATGGTTTGTTGTAATAATGCCCCAACACCAATGCTTGCCACACCTAATGAACCGCCTAACGCTTTAAAATATCCACTAAGTGTTTTTACACCACCGCCTAAATCATTAAAGGCATTTTGCAATTGCTTCGCATCTTGCTTGGCTTTGGCTGTTGCCTTATCCCATTCAACCGTGACCAACCCAAGTTTTACTGATAGTGAACCAATGACTGCCATGATTTACCCTTATGATTTTGACTTATTATACTTGCCCCATTGCAATTCTGACCATATAGATTGCCCTAATCTTGCAATAACATTTTCATAATTTGATTCTAGGGCAGGTCGCAAAAATGGCTTTGCGGTTACCCTTGCGTTGCCAAATTCTTGTGAAACGGGTACAGGCTTTTTGTTAGTCGCAACGGTTTGGAATTTGCCCCGCTTGTTAAGTATGACTTTGTGTATAACATCATCACGCAATGTGCTTGCCGTCACACGGGCAATGTACATTTCACCCTGATACGATTCACTTGATTTATCCCTAGATTGGGGTCTGTGAACCTTAGAATATATGTGTTTTGCCAACTGCCCCGTATCTTCAGGGGCAAACGCTTTGGCATCCTGCAATACAGGTTCAATGGCGTATTTCATAGCATTACGCCAAATCTTGTCAGTTTTCCCTTTACCGATTTCTTCCGCTAATTCATCCATAGCTTGAAACAACTCAGGGAATCCGTCTGTGGTCACTTTCATGTCAATTGACATTTTTGAACCTCTCAATCTTAAACCCTTTGGCTTGGCTTACAAAACCAAGTAATGCAGAGTTAACCGCATCTTTAGCATTAGGGTCATTATCAGGGTTTCTAGCGTATTCATCAACCCACGGGAATAATTGGTCAACTTTATAGGCAGGGGCGTTTGGTGAACGCATATAGTTAAAAACGGCAATGGTTAGGGGCTTGATAGCTTCGTACAATCCCTTGTTACCTAATAAGCCGTCTGCATACATAACCTGCAACTCCGCAAAAGTTTCTTCATCTAGGGCATCAATGCTTTCGGCAGTATGCCCATTAAATATCATTGCGGTTCGTACCTGCCTACGCAACGATTTTCTTAGTTTTTTTTTGCTGTCTTGTAATCAGGTCTAATAACACCGTCAATTGCGGTGACGATTTCCCGTATAACCTGTTCAGGGAATTCTTCGCTTATCTGTTGATAACTTTCATTAACTTCTTCGTTTGTTTCGGATTGCAATAAACGAAAGTATTGTTCCACTTGGGTTTCCCAAATAGCTGTCATATTGGCAACTTGTTTAGTGGATGTGCCGTCAATCACAATATCATCATCAGTTACTTTGATGGTTTCTTTGTCGTTGTTTAAAACTTTCAAGAAATCATCACCACCATCTTCAATGGCTTGTTTAATTGATTTTGTTAAGTTTTCAAAGATACTATTGACCTTTTCAGGGTCAGGATTTGCAATCATTTCTGTGATTGCTTCCATCTCATGCTTTAGGGGTATGCGTACCTTTAGGCTAAATTTAACTTCACCTAAATCAATATCAATCTTTTTAATCTTGGCTTGGTCACGCACCATGCCATAAGACTTGCCTAATTTATCCGCAAAACTCATTATTCAGCCCCTTTAACAAGTTTGTTATAAATTGCGTTGTTCAGCCTATAAGCATAATCCGCAACTTCTTCAGGGGTCATTTTGTCTGCGTGTAACTTGGCAATTTCATACGCTGTATGAATACCTGCAATACGCTGTTGATGAAACCCAAACCAATTCTTAACGCCTGAATTGGCATGGGTAACAATAAAATGTAAAAGGTCGTTTGTATTATTTATCTGTGTCATATAGTGTAAACCCCCTTGCGGGGGCATTTAGTTAATTAGGTGTTAGTTGACCAACCGTATGAGTTACCGCCAACAGGGTGCAATGTGAACATAAATTTGCCCTCTGCTGATGGTGACATATCCCATTGCATACCGCCAACCATAGCGTTGAACGCATAAGCAACTGTGTCTGTACCGTCATAAACAGCAACAACATAAGTGCGTACATTTGTACCACCATAACCATCATCACGAATCTGCAACATTGCTGTGTCGGCAGGATTCCATGCACAAGTGATGTTCATTGAAGTCACTTGGTTTTGAGTAGTAATCTTTGCACCTGTTCTTGCACCTGCAACAGAATAGCTTGCAACCGCATCATCAGCACCAAAGGCGGGGATAGCTTCAACAGGTACAGCCATACCGTTTGTGCCTGTACCGCCTGCGGATGTACCGATAATGTCAGCAACTTGACCTGTCCATGTTGACAATTGTGTATCTGTCAATGGTGTTGTAGTTGCACCGTCTTGCATCCAAAGGGTTGCTGTGTACCCTGCTAATACTTTATCAATTAATGCCATTTTGAATATTCCTATAAAAAGATTTAAAAAATTCTGTCTTGTTAAGTTAGAACATCAAGTTGACAATCAAGTACTATTTGATGCAACTTTATTTCATTGTCATAAGTATTGTATAACCAATGTACATCCGCTTTGGCTAACCAAAAACCGTTTGTGGCAGGATTGCCAAACATTCCTGAATAACCATGTAACGATTGTAATATTGTATTGCTTAAATTAAAAGCTGTATCCATATCTTTTGAAAAAACATTAATTTGGAATACAGGTCGGTCAATACCTTTGTTATTTTGGTCTTGACCTGTGTACACGGGCTGATGAATATTACGCAAAACCCATGTCAAAAACTGCGGTTCAGTTGCCCAATTTCTGTTGAAATTAGCATAAACAGGTACAGGGTTAACAATATCAGTAAGCTGATATTGAATACATTGGGCGTAAACGGATGGATTTTGTTGTGTACTCATACTGTCGTTTCAGGGTCGTTTCTGTAACACATTAATGTTATTTTCATGCGGTCATTGCTTTCACGCACATCAGTAACACGCCAATCATTGCCACGCCATGTAATGCTATATTCGTCTTGATTGTCAACAATACGCTTGATATTTGGCGTATAGTTAAAAGTCAAATTAACCAAATCCTGATAAATACGGTATCTTTCAGAAATACGCAATGCGTTTGATACATCACTAACCAATGCCCGTGATGTAAACAATGGGGTGATTGTGGTTGTGTACTCACCAAACGAATCAACCCCGTTTGTTACTTCATTAATTGTTGTATTTTCGTATCTAACAATGCCCATTACATCACCAATGGTTTGTAAGGTCTAAGCAATTGGGCAACGCCAAACGGTATTTCGTGCATGATGCGTTCATTACTGTTTGAACGATTGTTATACAAATGTGTTAATAGCAACAATCCCGCCTGCTGAATTACAGGGTAATTTGCCAACGGTGAACGGGCAGTCGTATATTCCGCAACAATTGGGTTAGCAACCTGTGTGCTGATTGTTGACGGCAATGAACTAAGAATAATCTGATTGCCTGTTGAATCGTATTGATAGCTTGATGATGCCAATGTCTGTAATTGTGACGGCACATTACCATCCCAATATTTAACAGAATTAATTGTCACGCCAACCTGACCTTGTTGATTCTGCGTTGTTTCAGGCAAATCTAGGGTTACGGCTGTACCTGATACAGCAGGATTGCCATAAAACACACGGTATTGAGTTGGGAATATTGCCATTCCCAAATAATCTTCAATTGCCATGCGTGTTGCAATTTCTAACCCTTGCAGGTAACTAT